TTAAATAATTTAACAATATCATTTGCTGGCTCTTTTGCTGGTAAAGCTTTTATAAACTAAATAAGAAAAAATGTCCGAAATCAAACATTTAAGCAATTTATCTCTAGAAAACTTAGAGCTTAGAAATGCAAAAATTCATGTGGTAGCCTCTGACCCCAACATATCAGGCGCCACATATGAAGGTAGAATTATATACAACTCTACTGAAAACGTATTAAAGTTTCATAATGGAGCATCAAGTAACTTCTGGGTTTCTTTATCATCAGCATCTGGTGATATTACAAGCGTAGAGGTAACCGCTGGAGCCGCTCTTGTTGTGGGTTCTGGAAGTGAAACGGCTACTTCTGGAGATTTTGCAGTAACATTAGATGTTAATGTTGATGACACTACAATAGAAATTAATGGTGACGCGCTTCGTGCAAAAACTGCTAGTATTGCAGATGGAGGGACAGGATTGGCAACAGCAGACCAAATACACGCTTTTGTTACAGGTTTCGGATATATAGATGGTAATGAAAGTATTTCTCTTAGTGGAGATGTTTCTGGTTCAGGAACAACATCTATAACCACAACAATAGGCTCTGCCAAAGTTGTTCATAGCATGTTAAATGATGATATTATTTCTGGACAAGATGAGTTGGGTTCAGGTGATTTAGTTACCGCTGATGAGTTTATGGTTAGTGATGATGGCACTATAAAAAGAATAAGCACTGGTTCTATTGCTGCATATATGCAGGCAAATCTTACATTTACTTCAAATACTGATGTTCTTCAAACTATTAGTGCTGATACGACAGACGCAGATAGGTTTATTACTTCTGTTGCAAGTGCTTCAGGCGCTCAACAAGGTCTTTCTCATAGCACATTAAAATATAACCCAAGTTCAGAAACTTTAAAAGTAACAAACCTTGTTGTTTCTGGAACTTCTACAACAATAAACACTGAGACTATTGCTCTTGCTGACAACATCATTACTCTTAATAGTAATGCAACAGGCAGTCCATCAGAGAATGCAGGTTTGGAAATAGAAAGAGGTAGTGGAACAAATGTTGTATTAAGATGGAATGAGTCAACTGACAGATGGGAGTTTACAAATGATGGCTCTACTTTTTACAACATTCCTATAAGCACTGAATACAATAACTATGTACACCCAACTGAAGATGGTGATGATTTAGAAGTTGATTCAGGTACACTATCAGGGGCGACTGTAATTAGTGATTTACATTTTAATGTTACAACCAATACATTAGGACATGTAACAGACACAACATTAACAACTCTTACAACTAGAGATTTAACTCTTTCAGATTTAGGATATAGTGGAGACTCTGCCGCAGACAATTATGGAGGTTGGGTTCTACACTTAAACAGTGCCGCCACTACAAACGGAGCTGAGGTTGCAAGTGGAGAAGTTGTTGATTTCTTGAGTACAACTACAGAGCATGGTGGGGTTACAATTACAAACCCAGCTGGAAACGATTTAGAATTTAATGTTGTTCAAGGTTCAACAACAAAAAGAGGTGCTCTTGAGTTAGCAACTACGAATGAAGCAGAAACTGGAACAGACACATCAAGAGCTGTAACACCTGCTGGTGTAGCTGCTGCTATAAGTAAAACTAATTTTGCGGTTGTATTACAGGCTAGTGAAAGCTCTGTTGCAAAAAGTAGCAACACTTACACAGTAACACATGGTTTAAATACAAGAGACGTTATAGTTCAGGTCTATGATATTTATGGTGATGGAAGCACTATAACTTATGATACTGTTCATGTTGATGTAGAAAGAGCAACAGTAAACACCATAAAAGTATTATTCGCTGCTTCGGTAACAGACGCACATTTCAAAGTATTGATTACCAAAGTGGCATAAATTTAATTTATGTCAATAAAATTCAAATCGAGACTCGATGCTGAAGAAAATGTAATTGTAAACAATACAATTACCATTAGGGATGAGGGCGCTGCAACAGGGCTTAGAGTTCTGCATAACGGCACAGATGGCTACTTAGAAAATCATATAGGGGACTTCCATATTATGGGTGCTGCTGGTTCAAATGGTCAAATATACATGACCTTGGCAGCTAGTAATAGCAGCTCTACCAGACTTGTTGGTATTGGAACGCAAACACCTGAAGAAGTACTAACAGTAGCTGGTAATATTCAATTACCAAATCAAAGAGATATTACATGGTCAGATATAGGTGATAGTAATACTGGTAGAGTTGTAATAAGAGGAAATGAGGATAACGACACTATTTTATTTAAGACTGACAATTCAGAAAGATTACGCATAACGAATTCTGGCTTAGGTGTTGAACAAAGTAGCCCACAAAGCACATTGCATGTGGGCGGTAATGTTAGAATAGACACTATAAGTAATTTAGCTTCTCAGGGCTTAAAATTTTTAATAGCTGATTCAAATGGAGAGGTAAAATATAGGTCTCCATCTCAAGTGTTGAGTGATATAGGCGCAGGTACAGGAGGCGGAAATGTATCTAACACAGGTACCCCAGTAAACAATCAATTAGCTATATGGACAAACGCAACAACAATTGAGGGGGATGCTGATTTAACTTATAATGGAACTACTTTTGATATTAATGCACAAGTAGATATAGATGCAAGTGGTCCAGCTTGCGAAATAACTTCTTCCCAAGCCAAAGCCTTAGTGGTTAGGGGTGGAAATAATAGTAATAACATACAAGAGTGGGGAGCATCATCAAATGCTAGTATACATTCTGTAGTTTCTACTAATGGTCATTTTGGAATAAAAACCACCACGCCTGGTAAGCCACTTGATGTCACTGGTACAATAAGAACCAGCACAGACTTGACAGTAGGTGTAGTGAGTGGTGATGGATTTATACAGATTGCTAAAAACGACTCATCAGGCGACAGTAGGAACTCACAAATAATGTTTAGAAGAGCATTAGAGTTTAGAAGCGAAGGTGGTGGTGTTGATAATTTAATGGTTCTTGACCGACAAGGAAATGTTTATGTTCCAAATGGAGATTTGGGTGTAAGAACAAGCTCTCCTGATGCCACACTACATGTGGATGCTCCAAGCACAACTGCACCAAGTTTAACTTTCAATCGTGAATGTGGTCAAATTTTTCAAAATGAAAATTCTGAACTTGCAATAGGATTAAGTAATTCAAGTCCATTTAATTTATGGATGCAAGCAAGAAAATCCACAGACGCTGCAAGAAATATAGCCTTACAGCCATTAGGTGGAAATATAGGAATTGGTATTGTAGCAAATAACATTACAGAAAAACTACATGTTAATGGAGTTGTAAAGGCTGATGGTGGGTTAAAAGGATATGTTCCTGCTTTTCATCATGGTGGTTTTTTTCATAGTAGCTCATCAAGTTCTAGTACTGTTTACTATTTGCCAACAAACTATATAGTTGAAACAACAAGTAGCCAATATTACAACACCTGGACTGCTCCTTATGATGGAAGAGTAAAGAAAATAATAATGAGATGGGCTAGTGGTTCAACACCTCAAGCAACAAGTTTAGCTTTTAGGTGGGCAAAAAACGGAAGCTTTCAGTTAACTTCATTCGCAGGAACAATAACAAACGCAGCCACCACATCAATGAAGGTTGTAAAGGAGTTTGCTGATACAGATATTACTTTTAGCGAAGGTGATAAATATAAGCTTGGTTTTCAGACAAACGGAGGTAATAGACTTTTGTATGGTTTTTCATACACTGTA